CAGGCTCCCCTTCTACTTGAGTTTCAGGAAGCAGAGATGTACTCCTAGCTTGATTTCCATAAGATAGTTGCGCGGCTACGTTTTTATTTCCTTTATTTCCTACTGTATCAAAAATATGGTTATTAAGAGAAGGAGCTTTAGCAAATATAACAGAGCTAACGCCACTCATCTCTAAGTATTGTGCGCTGGCTGCAGTATAGTTATACTGCACTCCGTACCGGGAATCATGAGCGTCAAAGTTCTGTTTAGCAGAACCCAAGGTCATAGCTTTTATTTGGTAGTTTCCTATTTCATCTAGATTAGGAGTCTTGTTTGTGTGCAGGCGGCGAACAACCACATTGTCTATGAAAAGTTGTGATTCGTCAAAGTTACTAGTGTTCGAATACGCAAAAGCATCTAAACACATAGTAGTTCCAGTGGTTGGTTGCCTGAAATCGTAAACCCCACTAACTGTAAACCAATCGTTGGTTGCCCACCCTGAATTAGAACTAGCTGCTAAAGTTACACTAGAAGTTGCGATATTGCCAGGAGTTAACTGTCTAAGCTTTATGGTCTTATCGGCAATAGAACCATTACCGTTTTTAACGTCCGCCTGAACGTAATAGAAATATCCTGAAGGACAGGAGATACTACTAAGAACTAACCTAGCTCCTATTTCATCATCACTTCCTGGGCTCGTAGCACTTACGGCAAGATATCCGTCAGACTGATTACTAGTTGACGACCATATTAGTGCTACCTCATCTGCGGGGGCTGTCTTCCCCCAAAAAATATCAGATACTATTCGGAAGTTGTCGTCTGTTGGAGGGAAGTTTTTAACAGCTCCAGCTCCTGAATTCTTAGTGGAGGATAAAAAAGAACTGGAATCAAAGTACGCAGAGTTATAATTGGAATCAGCAACCAGATTAGTGCCTAAGTAAAAGATACTTCCATCAGGAGTTTTATAGGTATCAACAGCTCCAGAAGGAGCTGGGATATGGGTTAGCATATTGACGATAGTTTGTTTTCCACCGTCTACAATCATGTTATTATCCCGATAAACAACCTCAGAACCTCCGGATTGTTTATGTTGAACTACTTCTACGATTCCTCTCATTTTAAATACTGTACGGTGTCCAACCGCTAACTTGGTAATCAATAGTTGATTCTAATGGTCCTCCCCAAGGTTCTAGATATTCAGACCTAGCGCCGCCTTTAGTACCCAAACCTAATTCTTCACCTTTAGCCAAATCTCTAGTAGCTGTCGTCAGCCTTAGGGTATTAAAGTATTCTAAGAAATTTTTTGCCTCAGTTGTCGTCAAATTTTTAACTGATTCATTATACTCAACGTCCACAATGTTCAAGTTCCTCAGCCTGATATAAGGTCTGTTGGCATCGCTAATCACTTGTCTTTCCGGCATGAGTGGTATAAACTCCAGAGTATAGGAAGTATCAGAAGTATGTATGTTTCCATACTCCGGACCTCTACTTATAGACATAAGCTGTCGCGTTTCAGGGTCTATCGGACCCCGGTGATTGTCTGTAGTAAACTCGAACTCAATCTTTTTAGTTTGGGGTACAGAGCCAGAAAGAACATCTATAAACGGAGGCAACTCCTGCATGGAGATGTTCATATTTTTACTTAAATCTCCAGGAGAGTTTAGTTGCCACCTAGCTCCAACACCGTTCCAGTCGTAAGCAAAACTCTTCATTGCGGAACCATTCACTAAAGGATTAGGAGTTGTTACTAATCTAATTCCTAAATAATCGGTTAAGCCTTCCGGGTCATGGTAATCCACATACACCTCGGCTCTATACTTTCTATTAGGATACAAAGTATTTGATTGTTGCTTGGATATCGTCGCTTTGAACAACATATCTAACGTATAACTGCCGGTATTAGCACTAGAATACGGAGCAATCCACAACTTCCACCTGTCAGTTGGGGAGAAGGTTATATTTTGCGAAACATTTCCATCTATATTAGCAGAGACGGGAACATTAAACTCTTTAGATACTGTGTAAGATTTATTAGTAATCTCTCCCGCAGCAGGAGCTAAGCGATAGAAGGCAGTTTCCGTTCCCCAGGTGCCGTCGGATGGTTTATAAAAAACGTTCTTTGTTACGTTTCCGAGCACGAATCCAAATCCAGCAGTAGCCGCTAGCGAAGAAGCAGTTAATTCAATCTTGTAGTTCTCTCCGGGGATTAATGTTAAAGGACTATTTACAGCTTCTTCTTGCCTGCCTTCGTTTACGGTCGCAATCATTGATTTCTCATTGCCGCCGACCAAGGTAGGAGGATTATCTTTACTAAAGAATACGAGAACATCTTCGTAAGTTCCTGGAACCCCACTGTAATCTGCGAAATTAACTGAGCTAGGAGTTACCCAACCATAATTAGAAGGGAGAGCGCCGCTCCGGAACCTTGGAGTTCGTAGTGGGTCTAGAAGTTCCCAGTTAGATACCGCAGACAAAGAAGAACTTTCTAAGGTTCTGGCGGATGTGGGTTCTAATTTAAAGTCTCCGTTAGCAAGGAGATTAAAGTTTTTAGATAATGGGAACCTAACTCTAAGAGCATTGGACTTATCTGTAACATCTTCTTTACCCCCGAACACGGTAATACTCTTGTCTAATGCTGTAGAGGTAAGATATGGGTTACATCCGTCAGTAAAATCTTTATAGTTAAATACTGCTAAGTTGTTAGTGCCTTCTTTACACACCAACTCAATTCCAGATAAGATAGATTGGTTAGCCCAGATGTTGGTCTCTTTCCCAAACTCATACGTATCAAACACACTCTTATAAGAACCAAACCCTTGGCTAAAAATCAAACCTCTTAACGTGGCAGCTATCAGTCTACCGTTAGGGTCTTCAAAGGATTCCCCTACAATGCCGTCACTTCCAGCAATGTTTGCAAACTGTAAAGAACTGAGAGCAGTTCTATCTCCATCCCTATACGCACGCAACCCAGAGAACTCGTAGTCTTGCCCAGGTAAGTTAGTGGCGGATGCGGCGGGACCACGCGTATTAAAGTCGTTGTTAAATACTAAAGGTCCGAAGGCGAAAGCTAATGCGTCGTGTCCACCCCCAGATAGATTTAAATTAAATTTACTAGGGTCCTTATAATCTAACCATAGCTGATGGAACCCGGAACCAAACTCAGAATATATCATGTTATGCTCTGAGAAGTCTAGGAAGGAGTAATCATCTTTTCCTCTACGCAATGCGTAATCGATAAAGATTTGCTTAGGAGATTTAGTAAACTGCCTTCTCTTTTCGTTGCTGCTACTACAGTCCAGTAACTCTTCTATCGCACGGTAAGGGAAGGAAAGATTTACAGGGACTCCTAAAATATTTGCATCAGGAGCATTACCCCGAATAACATTTTCATCAATGAATGCCGTATTTGAGGCATCGTAAATACCGCTCATAGCATTAATTGCAGGAGATATAAAGTTCTGTCCGGAGAAGTTAAATCCCTTCGGAAGATATTGAGGTAAGTAGCCTGTTTCTGTTGGTATCAGGTCTAGTCTTCCACTTGTAGCGAAGGCGTTAGATATCGGAGCAGACCGTCCTTCTCGATTATAATTAGAACCGCTTAGGAGGTACCGATAACTTCTTCTCCTAATGGAGTTCCGCTCTAAGCCAGCGGCGGGTTCCCAAAATACAGGAGCTACCTTAACATTGGCAATACCTAATACGCTAGTTTCTGAATGAGCAGTGGTATACCCCCCAGCGCGTCTATACGCAAACGCTCCAAACCAGACCGAAGGACCAACTAATGCGGACGGGTTCAATGAAGATGTAGAGGAAACCCCTATGCTTCCCCCGTCACTGGGATATTCAAAATCCTGTTCTTTATAATGCCATGCCGTTCCTGAGGCTAAGGTGGAATCATTATTATCAACCAACTTGACAGTTTCTATGTCCTCTGAATCAAAGGGTTCAGCTTGCTGAATATTAAAGGATATGGACTTGTCTCGTTTATCTCCTGTCGCCGCTCTATACCAGAATGAGATTCTATATCTTTGACCTGGAGTAAATCTACTCGGGTCCATAAAAATAACATTTCCCCTGGTGTTAGGACCGAGATTTTCACCGAGGGTTAACGACGCACTAGCATAAAGCCCAACATCTCCGGAAGCTCCAGCGCCGTCGCCTGCCGACACGAAAGACTTTATTGAGTTTGGCGCATCGTCAGTCTTGAACTCACTTTGAAAGGAGCCATATCTTCTAACTGCTTCATAGATAGCAACGCCTTTTCTTTGTTCTTCACTTAGAGTAGGGTACTCTTCAGCGGTTGGGAAATCTGTGTTTATGTCTATTGGGTCATAGACTATGTAATTCCCATCAGGGTCCTGTTCATTCCATCTACATGTACCACCCCTAAGAGCTGGTTCATCTAAGAGGTTTCTCCCGGAGGTTCCCGGAAGGTATCTATTTTCTATAGTTGTTGTTGGGGGAAGCGGATTGTTTACGAGTTTAGCTAATCCCCCCGTGCCGTGAGTTCCCACCCAAGAAGACACGATATTGTTTTGCATGGCGACAGTATTAGTTTCTTGTAGCTGTCCTTTTATAACCATACACATGCCAGCGTCTGTGTTTTGTTCTTCTGGCGTATACCCGTCACCGCTAAGGTCCACTCCCCCGTAAATTCTACTAAGAGTGTGTAGTGGAGTGTACTCTCTTAGAACATCAGAGATTCCTCTAATATCAAACGCAGTTAATTTATCAGTGCCGTTAAGAGAAGCTTCGGGCAGAACTAAGTATAAGTTAGAAGACTTAGAGCTCCAATAATCTAGAACTGAAATCTCTTGATTTGTTCCACCATCTACAACCGCAGAAAAGTTAGGAGCAATTGAGTTACCGGATGTGAAGAACTTAAGACCATTGTTGTCCCCAAAGAAGAAGTCTGCAGTGGATTCAGTCCCTAGCGTAGTGGAGCTGAGGATATAGTTTTCTAGTGCATCTACAAACGAAGAAGGAATTCTAAATCCAAAACTAGCATTTTCTTGGCAATCTCCTTCTAGAGCTTTCCTTAGGTACACAAGAACTTCATTAGTTATTCGCGTGTTCTTGTAAAACGTATCATACTCAAATGGAGGTACAGCTAGTGTATATCCTTGTCTAGCTTCAAATCCAACACCCTTTGAAATATCTGCTAAAGATTTATGATTAAATCTCATAAACCCTGTGTTCTTTTCGATGAATTCTAAGATAGCATCTACAGAGAACCTAATGTTTTTGTCATGGTCATAGGGGTCGATATTAATCGTAAGACCAGATACATTATTTACTTGGGTTTGTAGGTAAGTTGATAGAGACGAAAAATCAACGCAAGTGGGAGATTCCGTCTTAAGAGTATAATAAATTAGATTGGGCAGGTACGACTCCCAACACTCTCTTATATCTGACGAAGCATCAAACGTACTAAGCTCTTTTGGGAATACAATCTTTATGGCATCTACTAAAGCCTGTCTTGTTCCTTTTGCTTTGTAAGTGTAAACCGCTCTACGCAGCTGTCCTCTCCACATAGAAACATCATCGCCTAAGAATCTCCATCCAATAACCGAAGCTAAGTGGTCTAAGAATTGAGGAGGACAGTTTTCAATATCAAACAAGTCCTGCATAGATTCAACAATCATGTCCAGGTCGTAAAAAGCCCACGAAGCAGCTTTCATAAACTTGGTAAAAGGACCAGAAGAATCGAACTTAGAATAAATCAAAGAAGACCCTTCAAGAGCTTCTAGAGAGTTACGAATAAACGGAGAGTCCTGGTCTTCCTTGTTTAGCCATACAGATAGTAAAGTTTGTAGTCTTTCTAATTGTTGGATGCCCGAAGCAAAGGTAACCCCTGATATAGAGGAAGTAGGTTTGTCGAACTCTGGGGGAAGGTATCTTCCGAACTCGGGAACAGCATCTCTGTTTTTCCAAATGTATTCAAAAAGCACATTTGCGGCAGTCTCTTCGGTAAACTCGCCACCATTAGAGTAGTAAGCGCTTGTTACATAGTCTGCTAATACTGCTGATAACTCCGTGGTCGCATTTGCGTTAGACGAAGTATTAAGCATGTACAGCAAGCCCACCGTATCAACTAGCCCAGAGTGAACTTGGGCGGATACTGTGTAATCA